ACTAATGTCAAGAACTACAGAAACACATCTGATGGTATTAATGGGCGAAGTTCCTCATATGCAGTCATGGATTCTGGTTGGAAGTATCAGTATGACAAATTCAATGATGTATACCGATGGGTACCACTCAACGCAGACATCGCAGGGCTTTGTGTGAATACTGACAATGTTCGAGATCCGTGGTTTAGCCCTGCTGGGTTGAATCGAGGGCAGCTCAAGAATGTTGTCAAGCTCGCATGGAATCCTCGTCGAGCACACCGCGATGAACTTTACAAGAACGGCATTAATCCAGTCGTGACGCTACCTGGGCAGGGGACTGTTCTGTTCGGTGACAAGACGCTCCAGAGCAAGCCAAGCGCATTTGATCGAATCAACGTGCGACGACTGTTCATCGTTCTTGAAAAGGCAATCGCGACAGCAGCCAAGTATACGTTGTTTGAGTTTAATGACGAGTTCACACGCGCTCAGTTCCGAAATCTCGTGGAGCCATTCCTTCGCGATGTTCAGGGGAGACGGGGTATCTACGACTTCCGTGTTGTATGTGACACATCAAACAACACAGCAGAAGTCATTGATCGCAATGAGTTTGTCGGTGACATCTACATCAAGCCAGCTCGCTCGATCAACTTCATCACGTTGAACTTTGTTGCAACTCGAACCGGAGTTGATTTTGACGAGATCGTCGGTCAGTTCTAAAGTAAGGAGTCACTAAGATGGCATTTAATATCAACGATATTCGAGCCCAGCTAACCGGCGGTGGTGCAAGATCCAATCTGTTTCAGGTTGAGATTCCACTTCCCGCTGGAGTTGCTGGTGATGATGCCGCAGCAGCATCACAGAAGCTCACATTTACTTGTCGAGCAGCTCAGTTACCCGGAGCAACACTAAACATGATTCCGGTTTCATACTTTGGTCGAGAAGTGAAGTTTGCTGGAAGTCGAAGTTTCGAAGATTGGTCTGTGCAGGTAATCAATGATGAGGATTTTCTCGTATATGATGCAATCAACGCATGGATGAACAACATTAATTCTCATGAGGGAAATCTTCGTCAGACGGGCCCAAATCCACTAACATATCAAGCATCTGCTGATGTTGTCCACTATGGAAAGCAGGGAGACGAGATCAAGCGAATCAAGTTGGTTAACCTTTGGCCAACAAATGTTCAGGCAATTGACCTCTCTTGGGATGCCGCTGATGCTCTACAAGAGTTCACGGTAACATGGGCATTTGACTACTGGACAAACGAGGGTGTCACTTCGTAGCTCAGATTAGTTCTCGTTCATGATCAAGAGGGCGCGGATACCTTGTCCAGAGAGGCGGGCCCGCGCCCTCTTTTTCGTTGAAAACAAGTATAAATATATGAAGATGCGATCACTTGGGAGTCACAGATGCCTATCAACTTTTTCGGTTTTGAAATCACCAGCAAGAAGGAGCGCGAAGAGCGCGAACAACAAAACCTTCTTGCCTTCACCGCGCCAGAAGAACAGGAAGAAGCGGTAGACGTATCACCTATTGGTGGATATGGTGGCGGTGGTCAATATGGAATCGCTATTGATATTGATGGATCAATTAAGGATGACAATCAACTCATCACAATGTATCGCACAATGGCAGTATATCCTGAAGTTGACTATGCCATCGACGACATTGTAAATGAGGCTGTCATTGATCAAGATGATGACTTCTGCGTCAGCCTCAACCTTGATCGAAGTCAGATTAGCGCGTCATTGAAGACCAAAATCATTGATGAATTTGAGAATATTCTTGAACTTTTGGAGTTCAAACTGAAAGCATATGATATTTTTCGTCGATGGTATGTTGATGGTAGAGTATATTATCACATCATTCTTGATAAGACAAATCCAAAAGCAGGTATCCAAGAGCTTCGGTATATTGATCCACGAAAAATCAAGAAGATTAAAGAGAAGCCAAAGCCAGCAAATGAAGTTGCATCCAAGGATAAGGCTCCAATTGTAATACCACCAAAGGAATATTACATCTACAATCCCAAGGGGCTTGACGCAAAGAATAGCAATCCCATTCCGATTGCTCCCGATGCTATCGCATATAATGGATCTGGTCTTGTTGATGCTTCACGGAAGCGTGTTATTTCAAATCTACAGAAAGCGGTTCGGCCGTGGAATCAACTCAAGATGCTTGAGGATGCTGTAGTAATCTATCGTATCTCGCGTGCTCCAGAGCGTCGAGTATTCTATGTTGATGTTGGAAATCTACCTAAAGGTAAGGCTGAAGCATATCTTAAAGATATTATGGTTCGCTTCAAGAATAAGGTAACATATAATGCAGAGACGGGTGCAGTAGAAGATGCTCGTTATCATCGCACTATGCTAGAAGACTTCTGGTTACCACGAAGAGAAGGTGGAAAAGGAACAGAAGTCAGCACACTAGCAGGTGGGCAGAATCTTGGAGAAATTGAGGATATTCTATACTTCCGTCGAAAGCTATATCAGGCGATGAATGTTCCTCGAACCCGAATGGAATCTGACTCAGGATTTTCTATTGGGCGTGACACAGAGATTACACGAGACGAGGTGAAGTTTGGAAAATTCGTACAGAGACTCCGAAATCGCTTTGATCTTCTCTTTCATGATCTACTAGAAAAGCAATTGATTCTGAAGAATATTATTACCGCCGATGATTGGAAGAGTCTAAAGAAGGATCTCAGATTTAACTGGCAACAAGATACACACTTCATGGAACTACAGCAGTTAGAATCACTACGATCACGAATTGAAATTTTGGATAATGTAGACTCTCACGTTGGAACATACATATCTAAACAGTGGGTTCAGAAGAATATTCTTCGACAGACTGACGAAGAAATCAAAGAAATCGCAAGTCAGATCAAGAAAGAAGAAGGAGCGGGTGAAACTACAGTTACGCCTGCTGGGCCTGAACTCCCACCAGAAGCAATGACACCTGAAGAACCACCTGCTCCTGAAGAAGATAATACACTAACGTGACGAGATAATGATGAAATCATTCAAGGAAAAATATAAAGTCGAAATCTCTGAAGAGGAGTTCGACAACCTTGAGGAAGAATCAACATCTGTTGATGATTTTGACTCTATTGTTGGTCCGGTTGTATCTACACCAAAACAAGAGATCAACGAGCAAGTTTCCGTGCAGGTTGTAGAAAGAGGTCCGGCCGGATTACCTGGGCCTGTAGGTCCGCAGGGAGATCGAGGTTTCATCGGTGAACAGGGCCCCATCGGGGAACAGGGGCCTCAGGGAATTCAAGGCGAACTGGGTCCGCAAGGAGAACCCGGACCAAGGGGTGAACCTGGTCCCAAGGGAGATAAAGGAGATCAAGGTCTTCGGGGGTTATCAGGAGAACCCGGACCAAGGGGTGAACCTGGTCCCAAGGGAGATAAAGGAGATCGGGGCCCGCAAGGAGCACCAGGTCTGCAAGGAGTAGCAGGACCGCAAGGCCCAGCTGGGCTGTCAGGAGCAAAAGGTCCGCAAGGGCCAAAGGGTGATCAGGGTATTCAAGGAAAAGAAGGTCGGCCGGGAAAGCAAGGGCCAAAGGGTGATCGCGGAGAAAAGGGAGACACCGGACCAGCTGGTCCACCAGGCCCAGCAGGAATATCACCCATCGTTGATGAACAAGGAATTATGACAAATCTTGAACGCAAGTTCAATGAATATAAAACCTTAGTCAATAGAAGTCTTGCTTCACAAGGCGGTGGTGGTTCTACCAGAATACTCGACAATGATGATGTTGTTTATTCTCCCATATCTAGTCAGACTGATAATGGAGTATTGGCCTTTAGTAGTGGTGTGAATAAGTTTACATCCAAGACATTCCCAGAGTTCATGTCTGGTGGATTGATCGACTATATTGCGTTCGACACCACATCAACCCACACAGTATCCCAAGGTGAAGTGACATGGAACATTGACGAGGAAACTCTTGATGTTGGGTTGAACGGTGCTGTGCTTCAACTGGGGCAAGAAATCCATTATCATGTTAGAAACAATAGTGGTGTAGATATTGATAATGGTGATGCTATTATGGTAACAGGTACACTTGGTGCATCTGGGCGACTGTTGGTTGCAAAAGCTGTTGCTGATGGATCAATACCCTCAAAATACTTCATCGGTGTTGCAACAGAAGACATACCTATAGGTGAAGACGGAAAGGTCACTCACTTTGGTAAAGTAAGACACTTTAACACATCATCATTTGAGGAAGGTGACATTCTATATCCTGATCCAGCCACTCCAGGCGGATGGGTGAATGTTGAACCTGACGCTCCAAACTGGAGACTTCCCGTTGCGTTCGCAATTAACAAAAAGAACAATGGAACTATATTCGTTCGTGCTACCAACAACTATAGACTAGAAGACCTAGAAAATATTTACATAGATCATGTTGGCAGTCTTCAAGAAAATGATACAATCAAATGGTCAGCAGCAAATCTGAGATGGGAAATCGACAGACACGATCACATAAGAACAGTAACAACAGATGAAAATGTAGCACTCACAGATACCACAATATTGGTAGATGCAACTTCTGGAGATGTGACACTAACATTACCTACTGCTTTAAGTGCAGAGTCTATGGTCTACAATTTCAAGAAAATAGATGCCTCAGCAAATCAAATGATTGTGGATGGAAATGGATCTGAGACGATTGACGGAGCCCTAAATAAAAGCACCACTACTCAATGGGAATCATTTTCAATTCAGTCGAACGGTACTGCTTGGTATGTCATATAATACCATATCTACTTTGGTTCCTGTCTAAATAGTCATATCTGTTCGCTGGGAGTGAATGATGAGCAACGATAACATTGATGAGATATTCGAGTCTCTGATTGAAGAGACAGAGGAAGAAGTGTTGGACGTAAATGCCGATGCTATGTTCTCCGAGTTCATCGAAGAGGACACCAAGCTGAAGAAAGCTACGGACGATACGTTCTCTGCCGCTCTCATCGAAGAAGAGAAGATCGCGAAGCAGACACGACGAACTTCCAACTAGGTAGTAACAACCCATCCTACAGCACGCAGGTCTGGTTGATGGGTGACGGAACGTCGGATGCGTATGCGGTTATCCGCAATCAGGTCTACGCCGCTACACAGAACCAAACGCCTATGAACATGCTTTCGATGGTTTCGAATGACATTCAGACGGTAACGATCACAGGACTTACATAATAGACTCCCCCCTCTGGGGGGAGTTCGCTCCTTCGGAGCGAATACGTCTGAGAGGAGACATAAGTAAGTAGGGGAATCTTTAGACCCTAACTCTATATCTACTTTGGTTCCAGCCGGCTACACCTCTATGTATAAGAGAAATGAGTAAAAAAAGCCTGCCATTTTCGTTATTCCTAAAAATGGTAGACGTATAAATACGACAGATTACAGGGAGATTATCATGAGCGTTAAAGACATTATTCGATCGGTGAAGGACAAAGATCCAGTTTCGTTTCAGGCATCGGTAGAAGCAGAACTAGCTGCCAGAATGACAGATGCCCTAGATGACAAGAAGATCGAGATCGCTCAGAGCGTATTTTCTTCCGATGAACCAAAAGAGGAACTTACCGATGACTAGATTTAAGCAGGTTCGCATAGCAGCTCGGAATCTTGCCGAGCTGGCACTCGCTGATGATGGTGAAGAGAAGAAGCTAAACGATCTTCCATCGGACCAGTCACAGCAGGATGATGCCGATGAGAACAATCGCAATCCTGATGGAACCGCAGAGGATCAGGTCGAGAAGTCCATCAAGCCGATCTATACCAAGACCGAAAATGGTGTATATACTCTGAACACCGAGAGTGTCGATACCGAGCAGATTGATGAACTAAAGGTTGCCACAAAGATTCGTGCGGCCGCTACGCGAGCCGGTCAAGCGGAAGATGAACTAACAGACTCCGAGTGGGATGGATCAGGTTCACCAGAGAGAGCTGCGAAGCTCCAAGCTAAGTCTGACCGAATGCGGGCAATGATCGCAAAGAAGCATGGGAAGCGAGCCGCCAAGGGTGTTGATAATCTTAGTAAGATTGAGACTGGAAAGAAGCCTTCACACGCACGCCGTCGGGCAGAAATGGCCCGAGCAGCGATGAAAGGTGCCCGGAACGAATCGGTAGAAATCCATATCACAGAGAATACCATCGACGACATCAAGAAGTTGACTTCACTTTCTCAGGCAGGGACAGTTCGCTTCGCTGATGGATCTTCTACAAAGGTGTCACCAGAGTCCGCTACTGCGATTCTCCAGACACACGGAAATCTCAACACGAACAATCAGAAGAAGTTTGCCAAGAAGCTATCCGCTTCTGCTTCTGAGTTTGCCAAGTTGGAGAAGTTCTCTCTTCAGCAGGCCAAGCTAACTGGTCGTCTTTATCAGTTGAACGATCTCTAGGAGAAAGACATGAAGCTAATCAGCGAACTAACAGAGCAAGTCGAATACATCGTTGAAGAGGTTGAGCTTGCGGAAGGAAAGAAGGAGAAGACCTTCAAGATCCGGGGCCCCTTCATGCAGGCTGAAGTCAAGAATCGCAACGGTCGCATGTATCCAAAGGCAACGATGATTCGAGAGGTTAATCGCTATAACGATGAGTATGTCAAGAAGAACCGAGCATTCGGTGAGCTTGGGCATCCAGAGGGACCAACGATCAACCTTGATCGAGTCTCTCATATGATTACAGACATTTCCGAGAGCGGGAATGACTTTATTGGAACAGCCAAGATTCTGGCTACTCCATATGGAAACATCGTCCGTAACCTTATTTCTGAGGGAGCGCAACTCGGTGTTTCTTCGCGCGGAATGGGATCACTAAAGCAGGATCGAGATGGCATTCAGGTCGTCCAAGACGATTTCCATCTTGCTACTGCTGCTGACATTGTTGCCGATCCCTCCGCACCTAACGCTTTCGTTCAAGGTATCATGGAAGGTCGCGAGTATTGGTATGATGCTGGTAGCAACACATGGCGCGTTGAGCAGATGGCAGAAAGCATGAAGCAAATGACAGCGAAGGAGCTGGAGGAGCGCAAGCTCGAAGCATTTACAGCGTACATGAAGCTGCTCTTGAAGTAGCCGAATGTATAAATAGACACACATCGGTAAGAAGTACCGTTCTTACAAGGGAGTCGAACAATGAACAAGAGAAGTCTTGAAAGCACGATCCGAAATATTGCGGAAGGCGCTGAGTCAGGTAAGCCAACGCCAAAGGTTTCAACACCAGGGCAGCCTGAACTGCCATCTGAAGGTGGAGATCCCGGTAAGGGCGGAAATGATCCAAAGGCCAAGGGTGGAGTTGAGGAGCCAATGAAGGACAAGCTCCTTACCGATCCAGAGGACAAGCACGCTGATATTGCAAAGGCATCCAATGCCACATCCAAGACAGCAAAGCGAAAGGCTGACAAGGGTGGTTCTGAGCCAATGCAGAAGGTCAAGGAAGAGGAAGAGGTTGAGGATTTTGATCTCGTCGCTGAAGAGGAGATTGACGAGGATGTCGAGATCGTCGAGGTTGATGAGGACATCTATAACCTAGTCACAGAGCTTGACGAGGATGAGCTTCGCGCTCGCTATGCCGAGCTTCTTTCCGCAGTTATGGAAGAGCAGGCCGATAGCGATGACACCGAAGAGATCGCAGAAGAGGAAGTTTCGGAGATTCGCCGACGCATCACAGCAGAGGATCTTGACCTCTCTGAAGATGTTCACGCAATGTTCGATAATGAGGATCTCTCCGAGGAATTTCAAACGAAGGCAAAGACCATCTTCGAGGCAGCAGTTCTCGTTCAGGTCAACAACAAGCTCGACGAGCTTGAGGAGTCCTTCAAGCAAGAACTTGCTGAGTCAATCAACGTCCATGAGACAGAGCTGACTAACAAGATTGATGACTATCTAAACTATGTCGTTGAAGAGTGGATGACCAACAATGAGCTGGCTGTTGAGCGTGGTCTACGCGCAGAGATCGCAGAGGAGTTCATGGGTGGTCTTCAGAAGCTCTTCATTGAGAGCTACATCGACGTTCCAGAGTCGAAGGTTGATGTTCTCGATGAGATGGCAGAGCAGATTGATGAGCTAAAGACTGCGCTCAACGAGCAGATTGAAGCAAACATTGATCTTCAGAACGAAAAGTCCACAGCTGTCGCTGAGAGCATTCTCGTTGATGAGTTGTCGGACCTTGCTGATAGTCAAATTGAAAAGATTGCTGAACTTGCCGAGAGCGTACAGTTCGAGGATGAAGATCAGTATCGAAAGGCAATTAGCATCCTGAAGGAGAGCTATCTCCCAAAGGCTGCTGATTTAACAGAAGATGACGACGCAGATGTGGACGAGGAGTTTGCACAGACACTTAGTGAGTCTGTTGAAAAGCCAAAGAATGACGCTATGTCGCAATACGTTCGCGTTCTGGGAAGTCAGCTCAAGTAACTTGTGGAACGAGTGTAGACTCGGGTTTATATAAATAAGAAAGATCAGGGAATACAAGGGCCCTGAACATTTTTCACAGAAGGAGTATTAAATGTATCTTTCAGAGGAACTACAGACAAAGTGGGCCCCTGTTCTGGAGCATGAGGACATGCCAAAGATTGCTGATAATTATCGAAAGGCAGTCACGGCGGTTCTTCTTGAGAACCAGGAGCAGGCTATTCGTGAGCAGGCGCTCTATGAGACACCAGCAAACGCAAGTGGTGGTCTTGGATCAGGAACAGGTGTTGATTCTTATGATCCAGTTCTCATCTCGCTCGTTCGACGTTCGATGCCGAACCTGATCGCGTATGACATTTGCGGTGTTCAGCCAATGACAGGTCCAACGGGTCTGATCTTTGCGATGTACGCAAATTACTCGGCACAAGACACAACGACGCCACGAAGTGCTAATGAAGCTCTCTTCAACGAGGCCAACACAGCATTCTCGGCTACAGCAGACGGTGGTGTTATTCCAAATACCGCAGCAAGTCACGCTAACACTCACTCGATCCTTGACGCAGCATCAACTGGCACCGGAATGTCCACAGCTATGGCTGAAGCTCTTGGATCAAACACCACCAATCAGATTGCTGAGATGGCATTCTCGATTGACAAGGTGACAGTGACAGCGAAGTCACGAGCCCTCAAGGCAGAATACACAGTCGAACTTGCTCAGGATCTCAAGGCCATTCACGGTCTGGATGCTGAGACAGAGCTTGCTAACATTCTGTCCGCTGAGATTCTTGCTGAGATCAACCGAGAGGTTGTTCGCACAATCAACAAGTCCGCAACAGATGGAGCGCAGACGAACACAGCAACCGCTGGTGAGTTTGATCTCGATGTCGATGCCAACGGACGCTGGAGTGTTGAGCGATTTAAGGGACTTATGTTCCAGCTTGAGCGCGAAGCAAATCAGATCGCCAAGGCAACTCGACGCGGGAAGGGCAATCTCATCGTCTGCTC